CGTGTCTCTTCGTCATCTACAACTCCATGTGGGGTCAAGATGAGCCGCGAACCCTCCGCTACGCAATCATGCAAAACTGTTCCATGCGTGCTGATGGCGGACATGATCGCGCACCCGAAGACCGAGGAGGCCTACAAGTTCTACGCTGCCACCGGCGCGCAGCCGCTCCGCCAGGATGTGCGGCGCAATTTTCCCTTCGCGGGCATCCTCTTCGAGGAATATGCGGGGGCCGTTACGCTTTCCACCAAGGCCACCGAACGGCTGGTCCCGGCCAATGAAGGCATCGCCTTCCCGCTCGGCACCATGGACACCTTCACCACCTACGGCGGCCCGGCCAACCTGCTGGAGGCGGCGAACACCATCGGCCTGCCGCTCTATGCCCGCCAGCATCTCGACGAGAAGGGCCGCTGGATCGACCTGATGACCGAGGCCTCCATCCTGCCAGTCAACAAGCGGCCGCGCCTCGCGATCCGCCTGCACACATCGAACTGACGGCGGTCAGAATGTCGGTGTTCGAGGCGGCGCTGGGCCGCATCTTCGGCAATCCGTCGATGGCTGTGGCGGCAGTGTGGATCTCCGCCACCACCTCCGAGGAACGCCCGATCCGGGTGATCCGGCGCGCCTCGGACCGGATCACAGAATTCGGCGCGGGGCGCTTTGTCAGCGACACGACGATGGTGGATGTGCGTGTGTCGGACCTGCCCGATCCCCGGCCGGGCGATCTGTTGGTGATCGGCAGCGACAGCTTCACCCTCCAGGGCGAGCCGATCCGTGACCGCGAACGGCTGATCTGGACGCTGGACTTGAGGCCCGCATGAAGCTGAAGCTGGAGATCAGCCCCGACCTCGTCGCCCTGATGCGGGCGGAAATCGCCGCCGGGGAAAAGGCGGTGTCAGCGGCGATGCGCGCGGCGGGCACCGACCTGAAATCCGCCTGGCGCGGCCAGATCACCGGCGCGGGCCTCGGCACAAGGCTTGGGAACAGCATCCGCCTTGCCAGCTTCCCCAAATCGCGCGAGAGCCTGAACGCCGCCGCCCTGGTCTGGTCGAACGCCCCGGTCATCATCGGCGCCCATGACACCGGCCCGCTGATCCGGTCCAAGGACGGGTTCTGGCTGGCGATCCCCACGCCTGCGGCGGGCATGAGCACCAAGGGCCGCCGCATCACCCCCGGCGAATGGGAACGCCGCACGGGGTTGCGCCTGCGGTTCGTCTATCGCCGCAGGGGGCCCAGCCTCTTGGTGGCGGAGGGTAGGCTGAACTCAAAGGGTCGGGCCGTGGCATCGAAGTCGAAAACCGGACGCGGCGTGGCGACCGTGCCGATTTTCCTGCTGGTGCCACAGGTCAAGCTGCGCAAGCGGCTGGATCTGGCGCGGGGCGCAGAGCGGGCAATCGACGGCGTGCCGGGGCGGATCGTGGCGGGTTGGCATTGAAGCCAGAGATAGCCACATCTTATGCTTGGGAATTGCAGCTTGCCCAAATTTTGATCTATCAAGTGCCCGGGGTCAGGAAATCGTTCGAGGTGAGATTTGAAGATCATTATTCCTTTTGCAGTCAGAGATTTGTACTGTGACGAACTCCGAACGGCTCTCGAACCAGTAAAGGTGTTGAATGCCACCGACGGAGACATCGTCGCCGCGGCGCGACCGATCGCCTACGTCCCCGATGAGCAAGTTTTTGACCACCGCTACTCAGGTGACTTCTACCAGATCAAAGCAAACACACTCTGGCCGCTGTCAGTCTCGACGATCAAGCGCGTCTGGAAAGAGCAGGCGCTAAAGATCGGTCAAAAGATAAGAGATTGCGAAAAGCTCAGGTGGCGAACCGGTGTTTCAGTGCTTCTCGCAAGAGATCGTGGTTTAGACGTCACGGAGGCAACACTATTCTGCACAAGCGCTGGGGTCGTTTGGCGCATTGAAGGTCCGTCTCTAAATTCAGAACTCGAGGGAGATGATGAAATCGAAGCCGCCGTGCGCTTGCTGTATGGCGGATATATTGACGAACCGGCCCACCTTGCCAACCCGCGCCAAAGCGCTTGGGAACTTGGGAGACTTCTGTCCGCTCTCATCTACCTGGATGCATACGAAATTGCGGGACTTGCAGAAACAGAGGATTGTGGCGAACTCAGACTGGCCCGGCGGCTGCGCAACATCGATTTTGAGGTCGAGGCTTGGCTGCCTGATTAATGAAGCGCTTAAGTCTAAGCGTGCCAGCCAGTTGAACCGGTTGGCCAGGAGTTTTCAAACCTCGTGAACAACTGTCTGGAAATGTCGTGCCCACCACCCACGAACTCGTTCTCGCCGCGCTGCACGCGCGGCTGCAGCCGCTTGCCGCCTTCACCCTGCGCGATGAGGCGCTGCCCGAGCGGATACCGGCGGCCGGGCTGATCATCCTGCGCGACGGCCAGCCGGGCGAGCCGGAGGTCACGCTGTCACCCCTGCGTTATCATTACCAGCACCGCGCCGAGCTGGAGGTTGTCGTCCAGGCGGGCAGCGGCCGGACCTCCACTTTCGATGACCTGATCGCCGCCATTGGCGCGGCGCTGGAGGCTGACCGCACTCTCGGCGGGTTCTGCGACTGGGTCGAACCTGAGGCCCCAGCATCGGTCGATCTGCCCGTCGAGGGCGCGGCATCCCTGAAGGCAGCGGTGATCACCGTCGTGCTGCACTACACCACCACCGGCCCCCTGGCCTGATGCCCATGCCGCGAGACCGACAGTGATTGACTCGGGATCAGTCGCTGTTCGCGTAGTTTCCCCGCTGTGGGTGGTCACCCAGCAACCAAAGCAGCAAGATGGCCAGAAAGGGTGAGAAGAAGAGACTCACCAAGACCCAGCCAAAGGCACTGCGCCCTCTCGCTTCCGCCATTCTGGCGGGCAGCAGGATCAATATCCAAATGGTGAAATAGAAAGCCACCAGTCCGAAAAGCAGGGCAAGAAGACCTTCGATCATGAACTGGCGTCTCCTTTGGACCGCTGACCCTTAGCAGGTACCGTAGTAGCCGCGAGAATAGCGGCAATACTCTCTGGCGGCGCCGGAGCGGATCATTTCGGCGGCGATGTCCCGACCATCTGGAAGGAAGCATTGCGCGACCAGGCGACCGTAGCGGTCTACGTCCAGAATGGAGCAGCGCAGACGGTTGCCTGAGATCAGGCCGCGCAGGGCGGTTGTGGCTGCCGAACCTCCGCGATGGTCCCATTCCGGTGCATCGAGGCCCCAAACACGAATCCGGCGGGACTCGCCACTTAGAGTGAAGGTGTCACCATCGAGGATCTTGCTGACCCTCGCCTCGAGGGCAGGTGCCTGCTCGGCTCGGGCTTCCAGCCCCGCCAACAAGACCAGAAGAGTTGCAAGGGCCGCGAGCAGGAGAAATGCGGGGCGACGGTGGCAATGCAGCTGCTGGGCACGAAAATATTCTGTCATGCCGCCATGATGGCGCGAACCAGGACGGCACCGCAAGTCGTCCCCGAGAAATCAGATCATTAAAGAGAGGAGTCCCCCCATGGCACGTGCGCAAGGCGCGCGGGCGCAGATGGCGCTTGCGTATGAGACAGTTTACGGCACCCCGCCTGTCAGCGGGTTCCGGTTGATGCCCTTCGCCCGGGCGACGCTCGGGTCGGAACAGCCGCTGCTGGAATCCGAACTGCTGGGATACGGCCGCGATCCCCTAGCCCCGATCAAGGACGCGGTCACCGCGGATGGCGAAGTGGTGATCCCGATTGATGTCGAGGCTTTCGGCTTCTGGCTTAAGGCCGCCTTCGGTCAGCCGGTCACCAGCGGCACCACGCCGAAGACCCATACCTTCCAGTCGGGCAATTGGACGCTGCCGTCGATGTCCATCGAAACCGCCATGCCGGAGGTGCCGCGCTTTGCGATGTATTCAGGCTGTGTCCTCGACCAGCTGTCCTGGCAGATGCAGCGCTCCGGCTTGTTGACGGCCACAGCCCGGCTTGTGGCCCAAGGCGAAGCCATCGCCGCCGCGACGGCCGCTGGCACGCCCACGGCGCTGGGCCTGCAGCGCTTCGGCCACTTCAACGGCACAGTAAAACGCAACGGCACCGCGCTGGGCAATGTCGTTTCTGCCGAGATCACCTACGCCAACAACCTCGACCGGATCGAGACCATTCGAGGTGACGGTCGCATCGATGGGGCCGACCCGACCATGGCGGCGCTGACCGGGCGGATCGAGGTGCGGTTTTCCGACAGCACGCTGGTCACACAAGCGATCGACGGCAGCCCGTGCGAGCTGGAGTTCAACTACAGCCTCGGGGCCAACGCCAGTTTCACGTTCACTGCACACGCCGTGTACTTGCCGATCCCCCGGATCGAAATTGCCGGGCCGCAAGGCGTGCAGGCCAGCTTTGACTGGCAGGCCGCCAAGGCCGCCAGCCCTGCCCGCATGTGCACCGCCGTTCTCGTCAACACCCTCGCAGGATACTGATCATGATCCGTTTGAACCTGACTGCCATGCCGCAGTGGCTGGACCTCGCCCCCGGCCTGCGCCTGCTCGTCGGCCCCCTGACCACCGCGCTGATGGTCTCTGCCCGCGCCGATCCGGCCATCGAGGCCCTGCCCGAAGGAGCGAGCCAAGAGGCGCTGGCCCTCGCGATGGCGAAAGCTGTGGCACGCCGCGCCGTGTTGGATTGGGAAGGTGTGGGTGATGCCATGGGCACAATTGTGCCCGTCACGCCGGAAAGGATCGACGCCCTTCTGGAAATCTGGCCAATCTTCGAAGCGTTCCAGACCCAGTACGTCGCCAAGGGTCTGATCCTGGACGCGGAAAAAAACGTCTCCGCGCCCTCGCCGACTGGTGCTTCGGCGGGGGCGACCGCTATTGCGCGGCCTGCGCCGGGCCCTGCCCTGACTGCCCCGCAAGACTGAACCGGCCGCAGACACAGGAAGGCTGGCAGGTCTGGGACCTGGTCGGCCGCCTCGGTGGGCAGCTGCGCGTGATCCCGGGTGCTGTGCTCGGCTGGGACATGGGCGCGGCCCTCGCCACGGCCCGCGCCCTCGGGATCGACACCCTGATCGCCGCCGAGCTGCTGCCCGAGATCGAGGCGGTGATGGTGCGCAAGCTCAACGAACAGATGGAAGGAAGCCACGATGGCTGAAAAGCGTGTGTCCGTCCGCCTCGTGGCGGAGGGCGGCCGCCAGGTGCGTGCCGAGCTGGAAGGGGTGGGTGAGGCCGGGGCGCGAGGGTTCGGCCGCCTGTCGACCGAGATGGACCTCGCCAACACCCGCCTCGCCGGTTTCGCCCGCAAGGCCGGGATCGCGCTGGCCGCCGTGACGGTCGCGGCGGCTGCGGCTGGCGTGGCGATGGTCCGGTCAGGTCTGGAGACCATCGGCGCACAGGCGGACATGGCCGCTTCCCTGAAAACCACGGTCGAAAGCCTGCAAGTGCTGACCTGGGCCGGGGAACTGGCCGGGGTTTCCATGGGAGAGATCGAACAGGCCACCAAGAAGCTGACCACCCGGCTGTCGGAAGCCGCCGCCGGTTCCGGATCGGCCGTCGGCGCTCTGGAACGGCTGAAGCTCTCGGCCGCCGATCTGCAAGCGCTGCCGCTCGACCAGCGGATCGTCGCCATCCAGGAGGCCCTGAACCGGCTGGTTCCCGAGGCGGAACGGGCCGCCGTCGCCTCCGACCTCTTCGGCGACAAGGCGGCGCTGGCGTTCCTGCGCATCGATCCCGCAACCCTGCGCGAGGCGGCGCAGGACGTGCGGGATTTCGGGGTGGCGGTGAGCGTCAGTGACGCAGCCCAGATCGAACGCACTGGCGATGCCATCGCCAGGCTCAGCCTGATCTGGCTCGGCCTGACCAACCGCCTGACCGCTGCTGTCGCCCCGGCGCTGGAGACCGTGGCCAACACGCTGGCCGACATGGCGCGCAGCACGGGGCCGATCGGCAGCGCCATCACCGCGCTTTTCGACAACATCGGTCGCCTGACCACCTATGCCGCGACATTCGCCGCCGTCATGGCCGGCCGCTGGGTGGCAGGGCTGGCCGCCGCGGCCCTCTCGGTGCGCGGCCTTGCCACCGGGTTGGTGATCCTGCGCGGGGCACTGATCCGCACCGGCATCGGGGCGCTGATCGTCGGCGCGGGCGAGTTGGTGTTCCAGTTCACAAGGCTGGTCGCAGGCGCAGGCGGGTTCGGCGCGGCCATTGGATTGCTGAAGGATCTGGCGCTCGAGGTCTGGGACCGCATCGGCCTTGGCGTCGCCTCGGCCTGGTCGAAGATCGAGGCCAGCTGGGCCGGGCTGCAGGCCACCGTTTATGGCGCGACGCAGTCATCGGTGGAAGCCGTGACCAGCTTCGGCAATTCGGCGGCGGGGATCTTCAAGGGCGCCTATGATGCGGTGAAGGCGATCTGGGGTCAGTTGCCGGGTGCGATTGGCGATTTCGCCTTCCAGGCCGCGAACGGGTTGATCGGCGGCGTCGAGGCGATGCTGAACGGGGTCGTCACCCGGATCAACAATTTCATCGAAGGCCTGAACGCCGCGCTGGACCTGCTGCCCGATTGGGCCGTCGGTGAAGGCGGAGTGCGGATCGGCACACTGGACCCCGTGGCGCTGGGTCGGATCGACAACCCGTTCGCGGGATCGGCGGCAGCTGCCGGGACCGCCGCCGCCGAGGCCTTCTCGGCGGCGATGGCGCAGACCTATGTCACCACGCCCGACTTTGGCCTTACCGGCATGGCCGAAGACGCCACCGCCCGGGCAGACGCCTGGCGCGAGGCTTCCGGCATGCTGGCCGATGCCGCCGCGCGCCCGATGCAAAGCTGGCAGGCGCTGAAGGACGCCGTTGCGGGGGCAGGCAGCGAGGGCGAGGCCGCGCTGGACGGGGTCGCAGATGCCGCCGACAGCCTGGATGAGTCGATGACGGAAGCCGGGCGCGCCGCCGGTGGCGCCGGTGCGGCGGCAGCCGCCGGGGCGGAAAAGGCCAAGACCGGATGGGAAGCGGCCGTCGCCACGCTCGCCGACTACGCTGCCAAGGCGCGCGACATCGGCGGGGATATAGGCAATGCGCTGGTCAGTGCCTTCACCTCGGCCGAAAATGCCGTGGGTGAGTTCGTGAAAACCGGCAAGCTGGATTTCCGCGATCTGGTCACGTCGATGATCGCCGATCTGGCGAAATTGGCCGCGCGGCGGTTCATCCTCGGCCCGATTGCCAATGCGCTGTCGGGTGCGCTGGGTGGTGCGGGCGGGCTCTTCGCCAACATTCTCCACGCGGGCGGCTTGGTCGGATCGCCGGGCCCGGGCCGCATGGTGCCTGCGCTGGCTTTTGCGACTGCGCCGCGCATGCATTCCGGTGGCTGGGCCGGGATCAAACCCGACGAGGTTCCGGCAATCCTTCAGCGCGGTGAGCGGGTGTTGTCGCGCCGCGAGGCCGCTGGCTACGGCCAGGGGCAGTCCCCCGCGGCTGCCATCAACGTCACAATCAATGCCCGCGACGCCGAAAGCTTCCGACAATCCCGCACGCAGGTCGCAGCTGACATTGCCCGGGCAGTGTCCTTGGGCCGGAGGGGCATGTGATGGCATTCCACGAGGTGCGCTTCCCCGACAACATCAGCCGCGGCGCGCGGGGCGGGCCGGAGCGACGGACGCAGATTGTGGAACTCGCCTCGGGCGACGAAGAACGCAACGCCAGCTGGGCCAACTCGCGCCGCCGCTATGATGTGGCCTACGGCATCCGTCGCGCCGACGATCTGGCGGCAGTCGTCGCCTTCTTCGAGGCCCGCAATGGCCGGTTGCACGGGTTTCGCTTCAAGGACTGGGCCGATTACAAGTCCTGCCTGCCGTCGCAGGCGGTAGCACCCACCGACCAGTCCATCGGCACCGGCAATGGCGCCGTCACCACCTTCGCCCTGCTGAAGCGCTACATCTCCGGGGCGCAAAGCTGGACCCGCGCCATCGCCAAGCCGGTCGCGGGAACCGTCCGCCTCGCCCTGAACGGGGTCGAGCAGATGACGGGCTGGAGCCTCGATCTCGCCACCGGCAGCGTCACCTTCGCCGCCGCCCCGGGCGCGGGCGTCACGATCACCGCGGGCTTCGAGTTTGACGTCCCCGTCCGCTTTGACAGCGATGCACTCGACGTCACCCTCGACTTCGAGCGCCTCGGGTCGATCACTTCCATCCCGCTCGTGGAGATCCGCAGATGAAGGTCAGGCCTCGCCCAGCAATGCCTTGGCGTCCTTGATCCGCAGGAATAGAGTCATCGGCTCCACCGCCGTCTCGGCAAACCCGGCATCGAGATAGAAAGCCTTCGCACGGTCGTTCAGGGCATGCACCATGATGGCCGCGATGCCGACCTCATGCGCCGCCGCCGTGATCCGCAGCACCGCATCCTGCAGAAGCGCCCGACCGAGACCATTGCCCTGCTCGGAGAGGTCAATCGCCAACCGACCCAGCACGATGACCGGAACCGGGTCGGGCATGTTCTGCCGGAGTTTGCGCGGCGCCAAGTCGTGGCTCACCGAACCGGCGGCAAGCGCGTAGTAGCCGACCACCCTTTGGCCCCGGCAGAGGACATAGCTGCGCGAGGCGCCCGAGGCCTGATTGGCGCGGGCCTTGCGCTTCAGCCATGAGTCCAGCGTCGGCGCCCCGGAGGCGAAGTCATCGGTCAGATGATCGTCGGCCAAGGGCTCGGGCGCGCGCAGGGGCCCAGCGCCCGGCGTCACTTGTCCCATGGCGCAGGGGTTGCCAGCAGCTTGCGCAGGCGCTCGTTCGGGGCGGGCGGCGCATCGAGCTGCGCCATGAAGGCGCCGAACTGCACGGCATCCAGACGAAACGCGGTTCGATCCAGCAGCGCGTCCTCGGCCGCCTGCCGGCTGGCCTCCATCATGAATTCCGAGCGGTTCTTGCCGAGCGCGGCTGCAGCACGGTCGATCAGATCGCGGTCACGCGGGGTGACGCGAAGATTGATCAGCGAACGCCGCTGGGCGTCCTCGTTGGGTGTCACGGCGACCATGGCGCGCTCCTGAGACGATACGGCCTCCAATGTAAAGACATGCGCTTTACATTTCAACCTTGGAACGGAAGCAAGACATGAAATCTCTCTCCCCCGCGCTGCAAGCCCATCTCGACGGGGGCACCACCACGCTCGCCTGGTGCTGGCGGATCACCCGGGCGGACGGCGTGGCGCTGGGCTTCACTGATCATGATCGCACCCTCAGTTTCGATAGCACGGACTTTGAGCCGGAAAGCGGATTCGCCGCCTCGGAAATCCGCGCTGGCTCCGACCTTGCGGTCGATGCGCAGGACGCAACCGGCGTGCTGACCTCCGACCGGATCACCGAGGCCGACATCCTCGACGGGCGCTGGGACAATGCCGCGGTGGAGCTGTGGCGGGTGAATTGGGCCGATACCAGCCAGCGCGTCTTGCTTCGTCGGGGAGCGGTCGGGCAAATCCGGCGCGGGCGCATGGCCTTTGTGGCTGAAGTCCGGTCTTTGGCGCATGTGCTGGGTCAGACGGTCGGGCGGACGTTTCAGGCAAGCTGCGACGCGGGCCTTGGCGATGCGCGCTGCGGCATCGATCTGGAAAACGCCCTCTACAAGGGCACCGGCGTCGTCACCGACCTCCTCCGCGACCGGGCCTTCATGGCCTCGGGGCTGTCCGGGTTTGATGCGGGCTGGTTCACGTCCGGCACCCTCACCTGGACCAGCGGTGCCAATGCCGGGCGCATCGCGGAGGTGCTGGCGCACGGCTTGACCGATGCCATCGCCACCCTGACCCTGCTGGAGGCGCCGGTGCGACCCATCGCCGGGGGCGACAGCTTCATCGCCCGCGCGGGCTGCGACAAGCGCATCGCCACCTGCGGCGCGAAGTTCGCCAACACGGTGAACTTCCGCGGCTTCCCGCACATCCCCGGCCAAGATGCGGTGCTGCGCTACGCCAGCCAGGACGGCGGCCATGACGGGAGCGTGCTGTGATGACCGCCGATCCCGCCCTCGTCATTGCCACGGCCCGCAGCTGGCTTGGTACGCCCTACCACGATCAAGCCAGCCTGCGCGGGGTCGGCTGTGATTGCCTCGGCCTCGCGCGGGGTGTCTGGCGCGAGGTGGTCGGGAATGAACCGTTCCCGATCCCGCCCTACAGCCGGGATTGGGGTGAGACCGGTCCGCGCGAAGTGCTGGCCGAGGGCGCAAGGGCGATGATGCCGGAAATTGCTCCATCCGAGGCCGGGCCCGGCACGCTGATCTTGTTCCGCATGGCTCCGCGCGCCATCGCCAAGCATGTCGGCATCCTGACCGCCCCCGACCGCTTCATCCACGCCTGTGAACGGCTGGGTGTCGTCGAGGAAGTCCTGACCCCGATATGGCGGCGGCGCATCGCCTTCGCCTTCCTGTTTCCGAACCCCAGCAGCATCTGAGATTTTCATCATGGCGACTTTGGTTCTCGGTGCCGTCGGCTCCGCGATTGGCGGCGCATTTGGCGGTGCCATCCTCGGCTTTTCTGGCGCGGCCATTGGCGGTTTCATCGGCTCTACCATCGGGTCGGTGGTCGACAACTGGATCGTCTCGTCCCTCGCCCCGGCCCAACGCATCGAAGGTGCCCGGCTCGACAGCCTGCGCATCACGTCCTCGACCGAGGGGGCGGTGATCCCGCGCCTGTTCGGCCGCATGCGGATCGGCGGCAACATCATCTGGACCACCGATTTCCGCGAGGAGGTCAACACCACGACCCAGGGCGGAGGCAAGGGCGGCGGGCCCAAGGTCAAGACCACCGAATACCTCTACTATGCCAGCTTCGCGGTTGCGCTGTGCGAAGGCGAGATCACCGGCATTGGTCGGGTCTGGGCCGACGGCAAACCGATGGACATGACCGGCGTCACCTGGCGCTGGTATCCGGGGAACGAGGTGCAGGGCCTTGATCCGTTCATCTCTGCCAAGATGGGCGCTGCCAACACGCCCGCCTATCGTGGCACGGCCTATGTTGTGTTCGAAGAACTGAACCTCAGCGCCTTCGGCAACCGCCTGCCGCAGATCAGCTTCGAGGTGTTCCGGCCACTGGCCGATCCCGATACGACAGAGGGGTTGGTCAACGCTGTGACGATGATCCCGGCCTCGGGCGAGTTCACCTATGCGACCGCCCCGGTCAAGAAAACCACCGGTTCAGGCGGCGCGACAGTGGCCGAAAACCTGAACGCGATCACCGACACCGCCGACATCGTGGTGGCGCTGGACCGGCTGCAATCCCTGGCCCCGGCGGTGGAAAGCGTCAGCCTGGTGGTGGCCTGGTTTGGCGACGACCTGCGCGCCGGGAACTGCAAGGTGCGGCCGGGCGTCGAGGTGGTGACCAAGACCACCACGCCATCGGCATGGTCCGTGAACGGCGTCAACCGTGCAAACGCGTTTCTGGTCAGCCGTGATGCCGAGGATCGACCGGTCTATGGCGGCACGCCCGCAGACTTTGCGGTGGTGCAGGCGATCCAGGAGATGAAGGCGCGGGGCCTGCGCGTGACGTTCTACCCTTTCCTGCTGCTGGACGTCCCGCCCGGCAACACCAAGCCGAATCCCTACAGCGCCAATGCGGCCACCTTGGGTCAGCCGACATTCCCCTGGCGCGGGCGTATCAGCTGCTCGCCCGCTGCGGGCTTTGCCGGGACCGTCGACAAAACCGCAACGGCAGCCACTCAGGTATCGGCGCTGTTCGGCACCGCCACGCCCGCCAACTTCAGTGTTTCCGGCACCAATGTCAGCTGGACCGGTCCTGTCGGCGAGTGGGGCTTGCGCCGCATGATCCTGCACTATGCGCATCTCTGTAAAGCTGCAGGCGGCGTCGACGCCTTCCTGATCGGATCGGAAATGCCCGGCCTGACCACGATCCGCTCGGGCGTTAGCAGCTATCCCGCGGTCACCGCCTTCAAGGCTCTCGCTGCTGATGTCCGTGCGATCCTCGGCGCTGGGCCCAAAATCGGCTATGCCGCCGACTGGTCGGAATACTTCGGCCATCATCCTGCGGATGGCTCAGGCGATGTGTACTTTCACCTCGATCCGCTCTGGTCAGACGCCAACATCAACTTCATCGGCATCGATAACTACATGCCGCTGTCAGACTGGCGTGACGGGTTCGATCATGCCGATGCGGCGCTGGCCCCGGCAATTTACGACCTGGCCTATCTGCAATCCAACATCATCGGCGGCGAAGGCTTCGACTGGTTCTATGCCAGTGCTGCCGACCGGGCGACACAGGTGCGGACGCCGATCACCGATGGCAGCGCGGGCAAACCCTGGGTGTTCCGGTTCAAGGATCTGAGATCGTGGTGGTCAGAGCCGCATTTCAACCGGCCAAGTGGGGTGGAAATCGGCACACCGACGGCATGGGTGCCGCAATCCAAACCGATCTGGTTCACCGAATTGGGTTGCCCCGCCATCGACCGCGGCACCAACCAGCCGAACCTGTTCTTCGACCCGAAATCCTCGGAAAGTTTCACGCCTTACTTTTCACGGGGCTGGCGCGACGATGCGATCCAGCGCGCCTATCTGGAGGCGACCTGCCTGTTCTGGGGCACCGCGGCGAACAACCCGGTGTCGTCCGTCTATGGCAACCGCATGGTCCATGTCCCGGAATGTGCCGCCTGGACCTGGGACGCGCGGCCTTATCCATTCTTTCCCGAACTGACCGATGTCTGGACCGATGGCCCGAACTGGCGGCTCGGACACTGGCTGACCGGGCGGCTGGGGGCTGTGTCGCTGGCGGCCCTCGTCCGTCACCTCTGTTTGCGCGCCGGGATGCCGGAAGCTCTGATCGACGTCTCCGGCCTCTGGGGTGCCGTCGAGGGCTATGTCATCTCGGCGCTGGAAGCCCCGAGGGCCTCGATCAGCACCCTCGCCCGGCATTTCGGCTTTGATGCTTTGGAGAGCGAGGGGCGGATCAAGTTCTTGATGCGCGGTCGCATTGCTGGTCTGACCATCACGCCCGACAACATGGTGGCCCCGGCCTCGGCGCAGGGCGATGTGATGGAACTGACCCGCGCGCAGGAAACCGAACTGCCGCAGGCCCTGAAATGGCAGGTTGCGCGGGCCGACGAGGATTATGACGCAGCCCAGGTCGAGGCACGGCGCATCACGCCTCAAAGCACCCGCATCGCCTCGGAAGCCTTCCCGATGGCGATCCCGCCCGAGGAGGCCGAGCGCCGCTGCCGTCGCGCGCTGATGGAGGCTTGGGTTGGTCGGGAGAGTGCGGTGTTTCGCCTGCCGCCCTCGCGTCTGGCACTGGATCCCTGCGATGTGATCCTGCTCGACCACGATGGCCGCCTGACCGAAATGCGGCTGGTCTCCATTGCCGACTCGGACCTGCGCAGCATCGACGCCGTGCGCCAGGACCGCGCGGTGTATGACCTGCCGCCCGGCGAACCGCGCCCGGCCTCGCTGTCGACGCCGACCGTCTTCGGCGCGCCCGACGTCGTGCTCCTGGACCTGCCACAGCTGCGCGAGGACCAGCCTGCCCACCGCCCCCTTGTCGCGGCCCATGCCAAGCCATGGCCGGGCGCGATCGCGGTCTACCGCAGCGCTTCTACGGACGGTTTCGCGCTGCTGACTACCTTTGGCACCCGGGCCCGCATGGGCGTGCTGGCGGCAGACTTTCATGCCGGGCCGGTCGCCCGCTTCGATCTCGGCAATACGTTGGTGGTGGACCTGTTCTCCGGCACGCTGGAGAGCGTCACCGATCTCACCCTGCTCGGCGGCGCCAACGCGCTGGCGGTGGAAACCGGCGCCGGGCAATGGGAAATCGTCCAGGCTGGGAATGCCGAACTGATCGCGCCGGGACGGTACCGACTGTCCCGGTTGCTGCGCGGCCAGAGGGGAACCGAAAACGCGGTCGCTGGAATGGTGGCGAGCGGCGCACGCGTCGTTGTCCTCGATACTGCAGTGACGTCCCTCCCCATTAGCGAAGCCGACCTCGGTCTGCCGTGGAACTGGCGCGTCGGTCCGGCCTCCAAGCCGGTGAGCGACGAGACCTTTGTCGCCACAACCTTAACCCCCGAGGGCGCTGGGCTGCGGCCCTTCTCGGTGGCCCATGTCGAACAGCCGTGGCGCACCGCCCGTAGCCCCGGCGATCTGACGATCCGCTGGACGCGCCGGTCGCGATCCCTGGCCGCCGATACCTGGGTCGCTGGCGATGTGCCCTTGGCCGAGGACAGTGAAGTTTATGAGGTGGAAATCCGTGATGGCGGGGCGGTGAAACGCACGCTGGCCACCACGACGACCAGCGCCCTCTACACCGCCGCGCAGCAGACCACCGATTGGGGCGCACTGCTTGGCCCCAGCGACGCCCTCGCCATCCGCATCTTCCAGCTCTCGGCCCTGATCGGCCGGGGCGCTGGGCGATCCGTCACCCTCAGCTTCTGAAAGCGCACCCATGTCCGACATCACCACCCATCTCCTGCTGCCCTATATTCTTGCATCGCAGGCGCAAAAGCATGTCACCCACAACGAGGCGCTGCGGCTGCTGGATGCCATGGTTCAGTTGTCGGCGCTGGACCGCGATCTGACGGCGCCGCCCGCCAGCCCGGCCGATGGCGACCGCCATCTGGTCGCCCCGGGCGCAACCGGCCTCTGGTCGGGCTGGGATCTGAATGTGGCCTTCTGGATCGATGGCGTCTGGATGCGGTTGGTGCCGCGCCCCGGCTGGCTGGCCTGGATCGCCGCAGAACAGACTTTTGTCGTCTGGAATGGGTTGGCTTGGGATCCGGTCGGCGAACCGGTGGATGTGTCGGATGCCATCTTCAGCCTGGTGAACGACGCCGACCCGACGAAGAAGGCGCTGTTCTCGCTGTCGGGCATCACGACCGGCACCACCCGGATATTCACGCTGCCCAACACCTCGAGCGAGTTGGCGATCCTTGCGGGAACCCAGACCTTTACAGGCAACAAGACCTTCTCCGGCACCCTGACCGCCTCGGGCACCGTCACGGTTTCGGCGGCCGCAGCAAGCATCGGCACGGCAACGACAACCGCCACTTACGGAATGGGCACCGGGGCCACGACCACTGGCGTGACCAAAACCCTGAACATCGGCACGGGCGGCACGTCCGGGTCGACCACCGTCATCAACATCGGTTCCGCTACCGCTGGGGCAGGCGGTACCACGGTGGTCAACACGCCCACGGTCACCTTCGCCAATGCCGTCACCCAGGTCGGCATGCCGCAGGCAAACCTCACCGCGCAGCTGCTGGGCCTCGGCGGCGCAACTGCCGACAGCTACAACCGCCTCTCCATGAACACCCCTGCCGTGCTTTTGAACAACGCCGGTGCCGGGATCGAAGCCACCGTCAACAAGGCTGCTGCCGGGAACGATGCGGCCTTCGCCTTCAAGACCGGGTTTTCGGCGCGGGCGCTGTTCGGGCTGCTCGGAAGCGATGATGTCACCCTGAAGGTCAGCCCGGATGGCGCGAGCTATTTCGATGCCCTGATCGCCGACCGCGCCACCGGGCGGATCAGTTTTCCGACTGGAGTCGCGCTTTCTGGTCTTGCCGCCGATCCCGCCTCGCCCGCCGATGGATGGCTCTGGCACAATGCGACCACAGGGCAGTTGCGCGCCCGGGTCGGCGGCACGACCCGCATCCTGGCCGATCAGGACGTGCCCTGGCTGACGCCAGTGACCGGTGATTATGCGCTCAGCACCACTGGCGCGGGCGGGGCCGCCACTGGCACGCTGGCCGGGGCCGCCAACCGGATGGATATCTTCCCCTTCATCGCGCGGGATGATCTCGACATCGACCGCCTCGCCGTGAACGTCACCACGCTGATCGCCGGGGCGCTGGGCAAGATCGTGGTCTACAGCGAAAATGCTTCCGGTCGACCGGCGTCCTTGTTGCTGGAGACCGCCGATCTCGACTTCTCGACCACCGGGGTCAAGGCCGCAACCGTGGCCCTCACCCTGCGCCGGGGCATCGGCTACTGGCTCGGCCTCCGGCATTCCTCCACCGCCACGCTGTCGGCCTGGGCCTCGACCGCGACACCCGATCTGAACGGCGGTTCGCCTGTCACCACCGCCCGCAAAGTGCTGCGCCGCACGCTGGCCTATGCCACCCCGGCCCCGGCCCCCTGGGGCTATCTCGCCTCGGAAACCAATGCGGGCCCCGGCACGGCGATCTGGCTGCGCGCCGCCTGAAGAACACCATCGGATTTTGAAAGGAACCCGCCCATGGCCGAACCTACCGACCGCGGCATCACCATCAACCGGACGCTGGCCTGGACCATGCTGGTCTCGGTCGCCGGGTTGATCTGGTGGGGCGGCGGCACGCTCGCCTCGCTGCAGGGCGCAGCCGAGCGCCTCACCGCCGCGCTGATGGAAACCCGCGAGATGATCCTCGCCGAACGCGCCAGCTCCGCCCAGCTCGAGGCCCGCGTCCGGGTGCTCGAGACCGGAGCCGCCCGTCAGGATGTGCGCTTCGACGCGCTTTCCGCCTCGATCGACGAGTTGAAGCAGCAGGCCCGCCAGACCAACGACCTGCTCAGGGATCTGACCCAGCGGCCGTAGCGGACGCAGCAGCCTTTACCGACCCACCCACACCCGCCGCTGGCGGGTTTTTTCATGCCCCGCCATGGGGCGAAAGGAGCCTTCCCTTGACCACAGACACGACCGAGCCGATCCGCGACATCCAGCGCGCGCTGGACGCGCTCGGCCATTCCCCCGGAATCATCGACGGGCTCTGGGGCCTGCGCACCGCCCGCGCCCTGAAATCCCTGCTCACCGCCAATGGCCGCCCGGCCGCATCAGTGTCGCCCGGTTCCCTGCCCTGGATCACCGAAGCCAAATCCGCGCTGGGCCGTCACGAGGCCCGCGACCGCTCCTGGCTGATGGACTGGCTGAAGCGCGATGGCCGCAGCCTCGGCGATCCCGCGAAGAACCCGTGGTGCGGCGATTTCGTCGAAACCTGCATCCGCGTCGCCCTGCCCGACGAGCCGCTGCTCGGGGCGCTGGGCAGCAATCCCTACTGGGCGCGGAACTGGCTGATGTTCGGGCAGGAGGTGCAGCCGATCCCCGGCGCGGTGCTGGTCTTCGAACGCGGCTCCGGCGGCCACGTAGGCTTCGCCATCGGCCAGGACGACACCCATTTCCACGTCCTCGGCGGCAACCAGTCCGATGCCGTCACCGTCGCCCGCATCGCCAAATCGCGCCTGCTCGGCGCCCGCTGGCCCCTCACCTACCCACCCCGCCTGCAACGCCTGCTGACCATGAAGCCGGGCGAATTCCCCACCACCACCAATGAAATCTGA